ATCATCGCCTCCCGCTACAAGGTACGCCAATCGGTAAACATATCCACTGGTGAACCAGAGACAATCTACTACCCGTACTTCAACATAGATACCTGCAAGATCGAAGGGTACAAGGTACGCAAGCTGCCCAAAGACTTCATGCCCAGTGTCGGTAAGATTGGGGGTAGCCTGTTTGGTAGGAACACCATGAACAAGGCTAACAAGTACCTCATGCTCACTGAAGGTGAGGAGGACTGCCTTGCTGCTGCCACTATGCTTAACGGCAAGAAGATTGATGTTATGTCCCTGCCCAATGGTGCGTCTATGTGCAAGGCAATCTCTGCTGAGATTGAACTGCTCGAACACTATGACCGCATCTATCTGGTGACGGATAATGACGCTGCTGGCAAGAAAGGCCGGGAGTATATTGGTGACTACCTTGCACCTATCGTCGATGTGTACATGGTGGTATGTGACTCTGATCCCTCAGACTTATTGACCAGTGGTCGGGTTAGGGACTTTGCTGATGCAATCAAGAAAGCTGAACAGTATGAACCAGAAGGAGTTGTAAATGGTACAGAAATCGAACTTGATGAACTCTTGGTTCCGTTGCCGGAAGGTTACCCCGTTCCCTTCAAGGGATTACAGGACAAGCTACACGGTGTCAGGAAGGGAGAAATCCTCACAGTATGTGCGGGTAGTGGTATCGGAAAATCTACCCTTGTCCGTGAGATTACTCTTTCTCTGATTGAGCAGGGGCTGAGTGTTGCTAACGTAGCATTGGAAGATCAGATGGCTGATGCTGCTAAGCACCTGATTGCGCTGGACATGAACATCCCCATGAACAAGTGGAAGTTCTCACCACCGCCTAAGTCTGAGGTTCAGCCCCATTACGACAAGTGTGTAGCCAATGGCCGCACCTTCTTCTACAAGCACTTCGCTGGTATCACAGCAGAGAGCTTGATGAATCGTATGTACTACTATGCTCGTCGCAAGGACGTAGACTTCATTGTGCTTGACCACCTGAGTATGGTTATTAGTGCTTCGTCCAGCAACAACGAGAGGAAGGACATTGACACCCTTATGACCAACCTAGCTAAGATGGTTGTTGAAACTGGCGTAGGGTTGATACAGATTGTACACCTGAAGCGCACAGGAGGCGACAAGAGCTTCGCTAAGGGTGGGGAGGTGGAGTTGACAGACCTTCGTGGCTCTGCTGCCCTAGAGCAGCTTAGCTGGGCTGTGGTGGGGCTTGAGCGAGACCAGCAAGGGGATAGCCGTGACTTCTCCAAGATACGGGTATTGAAGAATCGTACCTTTGGCTTCACTGGCCTAGCAGATACTGTCAAGTATGACGGAGCTACAGGCAGGATGTACAGTGTAGAGCCAGAGGACATGGAATCAACGGAGGTAGAAGATGCAGTGCATACTTGATATAGAGACTACCCTAGACCACAAAACCATACGTGCTCTTGGTATCTATGCACCGGGCATACATAGTGCGCCGGGGGCTTATGTTAGCAAAGTTAAAGCACATGATGGAATAGACCAGTTGCTATGTGAGTACCCTGACATTAAGTTTGTGACATGGAACGGTGCTAGGTTTGATCTGCCAATTCTGGAGAAACTGTGGGACATCACCATACCAGCCAAGAACCACTATGACGGTATGTTGCTACACAAGATGCTGTACCCTGATGAGCGGTATCATAGCTTGGATTATGTATCTGAAAAATTGTGCAAGCATCCCCTATGGAAACCAAAAGACATTACGTGGTACGATACAGCACCTACACCGGAGCTACTTGAATACCTAGAGGCCGACCTCAGAGCTACATGGTCTGTCTGGTCTGCCATGTGCTACAGTGACCGTATGACTAAATCTTCCACTCAGATATTGAAAGCCCTTGACCTTGAAGGCAGGGTAGCTAGGATGTGTCAAGACCAAGTGGAGAGAGGTGTTGACTTCGCTGAAGAGGCTGCGATAGCTTTACTGCACGATATTGAAGATGCTATGACGGAGTGTGAACACGCTATCCTACCTATCTTGCCAGAGTTTCCCCTCACCGCCAGTGAGTTGCACCACCCACCGAAGGTGCAGTTCAAGCGGGATGGAACACCTAGCGCACACATAACCAAGTATGCTGAAAGGTATGGCTGGGAGGTGTGTAGAGCTGACACTGGGAAGTGGGCCATAACTGATGGGCGTGGAGCTGTACGCATTCTCCCCACAACAGCCCCGCTTGTAACCACTGCCCCAGCAAGTCTGGCTAATCAGACTAAGCTGAAGGAACACCTGATTACGTTAGGGTGGGTGCCTTCTATGTGGAATCTCAACAAAGAAGGTAAGCGAACTTCACCGAGGCTGTATGACAAGGACACCAAAGAACCCTGCCCAAACCTAAAAGCGTTGGACGCAGATTGGGTAGGTGATCTGGTAAGGTGGCTTATGCTCCGCTCTAGGAAGAACGTAATCCTCTCTGACAAAGGTACGGGCTGGCTCCCTACATACCAAGAGAAGGCGATGATTCCCTCTGACGCTGACACACTGGGTGCCAACACAGCACGTTGGACACACCGTGGCATAGCCAATGTCCCTCGTATCAGTACACCCTACGGCAAGGAGATGCGTAGCTTGTTCAAGGCTAGGGATGGTAAGGTATGGGTAGGCTGGGATGCGTCCTCTCTGGAGGCCATGTGTGAGGCTCACTACATCATGCCCTATGACCCTGATGGGGCAAAGGAGTTGTGTGATGGTGACCCTCATGCCAAGAACCTTGCTACAATCAAATGGCTCAGGGACAGGAACCATGCCAAGACATTCAAGTATGGCATCACCTACGGGGCACAACCCGCAAAGGTAGCCACGATACTGGGGTGTGATACCCCTGCTGCTACGGAAGCCTTCAATAAGTTCTGGGATAACAACCCCGGCCTGAAGGAAGTCAAGTCAAACTTGGATGCTCTGGCTGAGAGCAATGGCGGGTGGATCAAGGCGATTGATGGCCGCTGGATCAAGACTCGCTCACCTCACTCTCGACTCAATGCGTTGTTCCAGAGTGCAGGGGCTATCCTGATGAAGTATGCCATGTTCATAGCTGACCACAGAATCAAGGAGGCGTACCCAAATGGAGAAGCATATGGTCTGATTAGGTATCACGATGAGGAGATATGGGAATGTGATAATGTAAGAGTAGCAGCGGAAGTGGGACAGATCGGTTGTCAGAGTATTGCAGATGCTGCTAAATACCTTGGCTTCCGTGTCCCCGTAGGGGCTGAGTATAAGATTGGTAATAATTGGGCAGAAGTCCATTGACAGAATACCAGATAAGTGGTATAATATTAGTACAACAACCGGAGATGTAATATGAACACAGTATCAGGTAAGGTAGAGAGCAAGTCACGTAAGGGTAATAGCATTAAGGTAGGGGATGAGTGGTACTCAACCTTTGCTGCTAAAGACCTTGACCATGTTAACTGGAAAGATGAAGTGGAGTTTATCTATGACACTAAAGGTAAGTACAAAAACATTAAAGGAGTTGTTAAAGTTCTTAGCAGCGGTGGCGGTGCTAGCAGCGGTGGGAGCAGTGGCGGGAAGTTCACTGGGTCTTCTGGTTACAGCAATCTTGGGGTAGAGATTGGTCATGCTTCCAACCTTGCTATGCGTATGATGGAGCAAGGTGGTGAACATGAAGTAGGTAGTGCTGAATACTTCAAGCAGTTTGCGAAGTTCACTACAGATATGCACAAGGTAATGACTGCTATCCGTGCCTCTATCGAATCAGCAGACAAGCCAGTGGAAGCTCCTCCCCCTGCTAAGTCTGAGGCAACAGACGTAGACTTGGATGATCTGTTTTGAAAGTTGTCATTGATGCAGATCAGATGATCTATTCTTGTGGGTTCGCTGCCGAAGGCGAACCCCTTTCTCACTCTCTTAGGCTGGTCAAGAATAAGATAGAAGAGATACTGTCTGTTACAGGTGCAGACGAATACGAAATCTATCTGGAAGGTAAAGGTAACTGGCGTGAAGATATGGCTTGGGATTACAAAGCCAACCGTACCTCTCGCAAGCCCACACACTTTGCAGATATTCGTACCTACCTGATGGAGAACTGGGACGCAAAGGAAGTGTTTAACATGGAGACTGACGACATGGTAAGCATGAAACTTTGGGAAGACTTTAGAGACAACGAAGGCAAGGGGGTTATCTTGTCCTCTGTAGATAAAGACCTTAAAAATACACCGGGGTGGCACTACAACCCCATGAAACAGGAGAAGTTCTGGGTTAATGAAGATCAAGCGAGACGACACTATTGGTGGCAAGTATTGGCAGGAGACCGGACAGACAACATCCCCGGACTCCCATTCTGTGGCAAAGCAACACGAGACAAGTTCGGACTCACACGAGCCGCAGCTAAGGGATGCGGGGCTGCTTCAGCGAAGGCGATCCTTAGCCAGTCGGAGAAGCATGAGGAGGAGCCGAACGTCTACGAGGCTTATGTGCATTGGGCCATTGAAGCTGATGTAGATCGAGATAGGTGCTTTGACTACCTCTGCGAACAGATGGCATTGCTGTGGATGGTGAGAGAGCTTGATGAATACGGTGACCCAGTGCTTCCGCAAGCTAACGGAGCAATGTTCGATGACATATGGGAAACGGTGGAGAAAGACCTTGCCAAAGGCAAAGGTGCGGAAGGGGAAGGGAAGTCTGAGAACTCAGACACACCGGAACAAGAAGCGAGAGATGAAGAAGCGGGGGTGGAGTGACTGTGAATAGAGTAGAACGGGCACACGAGCAGGTAAAATACCTGTATGACCTTCTGGTGGAAGCTCAGACATTTGACGAAGAAATGGCTATACAGTCAAAGATAGAAGAGGCTGAGCTAGAACTGCTGGAGGCAGAAGCGGAGGAAGACCTGCTGGACGCAGAGAAGCTGGCTATGGAGATGTCAGGGGCAGAAGACGAAGAAGACTACAAGCTGGCCGTAGAAGAGGCTGAGAAGGCTCTGTGGGAGGCTCAAGATGCCTTGTGGTACGCAGAAGAGGAGGCAGGTTAGTGATGGAAATCACAGTCGAAGGCGTGGTGCTGGG